TTTTCGGAGTTGTCAAGGGGTGGAGGGCACCCCAGGGGGGCTTTTTGCCATCGTGAACGGGTCGTGAGTTGGGGAGACCCAAACCCCCTCCCTCGTCTGTCTACCAAGATCAAAAGCGACCAAGATCACCCCCCACTAAATGGGCCGAACGCCGCTCGACCAATTTAGTGACTCTCTGTGACGAAGATCAATATCACTATGAGTGACATTCACAAGATCGCCTTCGCGGTCCACTAAATGGCCAACTCGCCTCGACCCCCCATTAGCGACCCGCCGTTGATCATGACTCCCGGCAGTGAGGTGATCATGTGACCGATCTTGAGGCTGCGGTCCGCGCCGAGGTCAGCGCATGCGGCCCCCTCGCCGACTCCGGCCTCGGCGCCTGCGCGATCGACCTGGCCGTCCGCCTCGGCGCCGAAGATCTCCGCCCGGCGGCAGCCGCCATGCTCCACGCCCAGCTCGGCGCGCGACTCGCCGACCTGCGGAAACTCGCGCCACCTGCCGTGACGACGGACGAGATCGACGAGGTGGCCGCTCAGCGCGAGGCCCGCCGGGCCGCGGCGGGCCTGGCATGACCATCCTGGAGCAGCCAAAGCTCGTCGGCCTGCAGGTCCCCCCGATCCACGTCGTGCCCCCCAGTGTCACCTCCGCCGGCGACGAGGCCTGCAACCTCGCCGACAGGGCCGGGCTGGTGCTGGACCCCTGGCAGCGCCTGGTCCTGCGCGACGCCCTCGGAGAGCGCGCTGACGGCCGGTGGGCGGCGTTCGAGTGCGGGCTGATGGTCGGCCGGCAGAACGGCAAGAGCGCGATCTTCGAGGCGCGCATGCTCGCCGGCCTGTTCCTGTTCAACGAGAAGCTCCTGATCTACAGCGCCCACGAGTTCAAGACGGCGGGCGAGATCTTCCGCCGGATGGACGAACTGATCGCGGGCACCCCGTCGTTCAGTGCCCGGGTCAAGAGCATCAGCAAGACCCGCGGCGAGGAGGGGTTCGAGCTGACGACCCGCCAGCGCCTGCGGTTCCTCGCTCGTTCAACCGGCTCGGGCCGCGGCTTCTCCGGTGACCTGAACATCTGGGACGAGTCCCAGCACCTCGGAGACGGCCCCGTGGACGCTCTGATGCCCACGATGAGCGCCAGGCCCAACCCGCAGCTCTGGTACGGCGGCAGCGCCCCGGACTGGACCCGCGCCCCGTGCGAGCAGATCACCCGCGTTCGCGACCGTGCGCTGTCGGGCGCGTCCAAAGGGCTTGCCTATTGGGAGTGGTCGGCGGAGCTCTGCACCGCCAACTGCCCGACCGGTTGCACGGAGCATGACGACCCGGCCAGCCCCGAGACCTGGGCGAAGACCAATCCAGGGCTGGGCATCCGCATCGACGCCGAGCGCATCGAGCGCGAATACGAGTCGATGTCGGGCCGCGGGTTCAACCGTGAGCGGCTGAGTATCGGCAACTACCCGGCGGTGGGCGGCGGCTGGCAGGTCATCTCCAAGGACGCCTGGGCGGCCGTTGAGGACCCGGCCTCGGCCATCGTGGGGGCGGTCGCCTTCGCGGTGGACGCGGCCTCGGACCGCTCGGCGGCCTCCATCGCGGTGGCCGGCCTGCGCGCGGACGGCCTCCTGCACGTCGAGGTCGTCGACCACAGGCCCGGCACCGGCTGGGTGGTGGCCCGGCTGGAGGATCTGATCAAGAAGTGGTCGCCGTGTGCGATCGCCCTCGACGCATCGGGCCCTGCCGGGTCACTGGCCACCGACTGCGAAGAGGCCGGGATCGAGCTGGTGAACCCTAAAGCCCGCGAGGTCGCCGGTGCGTGCGGCTCCCTCTACGACTCGGTCGTAAGGCCGCCTGACGCCGACGACGACTGGACGCCCAGGCTGCGGCACATCCCGCACCCGAAGCTGACCAGTGCCCTGGCGAGCGCAGGCAAGCGACCTCTCGGCGACGCCTGGGCCTGGAACCGGCGCGGCGAGACGGCGGACATCAGCCCTCTGGTGGCGGTGACGCTGGCTTCCTGGGCGCATGCCACCAGGCCGCGCGAGGAGCCGAGCAGCGGCCCTCTGGTGGCGTGGCGGTGACCCGGCAGGAGGCGACCGCGGCGCTGGTCGCGTCGGTGGCGCTGCTGGTGGCCGGCCTGGTGTGGCTGTTCGGCCCGTATGGGCTGCTCGGCTCTGGCATCGCCCTGGCCGCCCTGACCCTGTTCGCCTTCGAGATCCGAGAGGAGAAGCGTGCCGACTCTGTGGCAGTCCCTGCGCGGCCGGACCTCCTCTCCAGATGAGAAGCGTTACAGCTTCAGCGAGTGGATGAACGACAAGCTGATGTTCCAGGGGAGCTCATACCCCCTGGTGGGCGCATCGACGTACGGGGCCAAGGCCGAGACCGTCGAGAACAGCTTCACGGGGTACGCCCAGGGCGCCTACCAGCGCAACGGCGTCGTGTTCGCGACGGTGTTGTCGAGGATGTTGCTGTTCACTGAGGCGCGTTTCCAGTGGCAGACGCTCCGCAACGGCCGCCCGACAGACCTGTTCGGCACCCCTGAGCTGGCCGTCTTGGAGAAGCCGTGGCCTAACGGGACCACGGGCGAGTTGTTGGCCCGCATGGAGCAGGACGTCAGTCTCGCGGGGAACTTCTTCGCGGTGCGGGAGCAGGGCCGGATCCGGCGACTGCGCCCCGACTGGGTGCAGATCGTACTGTCGGCACCGCCCGAGGAGGCCGTGCAGTCCGACGTGGTCGGCTACCGGTACGTGCCGGGCGGCGCGCCGGGCGGCGAGGGCGAGGTGTTCCTGCCGGAGCAGGTGTGCCACTGGTCGCCGATCCCGGACCCGACCGCCCAGTACCGCGGCATGTCGTGGATCACCCCGGTCATGCGGGAGATCCAGGCGGACGGCGCGGCGACGGATCACAAGGCGAAGTTCTTCGACAACGCCGCGACGCCAAACCTGGCCGTGTCGATGAAGGAGCCGATGACGCCGGCGCAGTTCAAGGAATTCGTCGATGCGATGGACGACGCGCACCGCGGTACGCGCAACGCCTACAAAACGCTCTACACCGGCAATGGCGCGGACGTCAGCGTCATCGGCGCGGACATGCGCCAGCTCGACTTCAAGGCGACTCAGGGCGGGGGCGAGACCCGCATCTGTAGCGCCGGGGGCGTTCCGGCCATCATCGTGGGCCTTTCGGAGGGCTTGGCCTCGGCGACCTATTCCAACTACGGGATGGCCCGCCGCAAGTTCGGCGACCACTGGGCCCGGCCGCAGTGGCGATCCGCCTGTGCGGCTCTGTCGTCGCTGGTGAAGCCGCCCGGCAGTAGCACGAGTGGTTCGGTCCGGCTCTGGTACGACGACAGGGACATTGCTTTCCTGCGCGAGGACGAGGGCGACCGCGCCGCGATCCTCAAGGAACACATGCTCACCATCGAGTCCGCGGTCCGGGCCGGGTTCGAGCCGGAGTCCGCGAAGGCGGCCGTCGTGTCTGGCGACCTGTCCGGGATGACACATACGGGCCTCTATTCCGTACAACTGCAGCCGCCAGGCACGACGGCCAAACCCGCAACGACCCCACAGGACGGTGGCAATGCAAACCCTGCGTGATCTCGATGTGGTGCGGGCCGTGCCGCGTTCGGCCCAGCTGCTGCGCGCGGCGGCCGCCGACGGCGACCCCGGCATGCCGATCCTCATCACCAGATTCTCCCCGTTCGAGGTCTGGTACGAGATCGACAGCTACTTTGAGGGCCGCTTCCTGGAACAGACGATCCGGGGCTCGTTCGCCAAGACGATGCGCGAGAACCGCCCCAACATGCGGACCCTGTACGACCACGGGTACGACATGCAGATCGGCAACAAGGTGCTGGCACCGATCGACGACCTGCGCGAGGACGCCGACTCCGCCGTCGGCGAGGGCCGCCTGTTCGACACCTCCTACAACCGTGACCTTCTGCCCGGCCTGGAAGCCGGCGTGTACGGTTCCTCGTTCCGCTTCCGGGTGATCCGGGATGAGTGGAACGACGACCCCGGCCGCAGCGACACCAACCCCGACGGGATCCCTGAGCGGACCATCAAGGAGGTCCGGCTCTTCGAGTTTGGCCCCGTCACCTTCCCGGCGAACCCCGACGCCACTGCGGGGGTCCGCTGCCTGACCGACAGCTACTACGAGCGACTGCGCTCCCGGGACCCACGGCGGGTAGAAGACCTGCTGTCCCGTGCGCGTGATCTCCGCACCCCGAAGGGCGACGCCGCGCCGGTCGTGATCGACCTGCACACCTCGCCCGAAGGCGCCGCGACCATTTCGACCGACGCGCCGGCTCCGGCCACCCGCGGTCTGTCCGAAGACCAGCGAGCCGCGGACATCCGCGGCATGGAGCTCATGGAGTTCGCATGAACGAGCAGGAGCTGAGGGACGGCCTGGCCTATGTGCAGGCGTGCCTCGGAGGCATCCACACGCGCGCCGAGGGGCGTGCCCTGACCGAAGACGAGCAGCGGTCCTGGGACGAGGGCAAGGCCTACATCGCCGAGACCCGCAAGACCCTGGCCCGCTACGACGAGGCGCGCGACCTGGCGGCCAAGCCGGGTCACATCGAGCGGGCCACCCCGCCGAAGCAGGCCCCGAACTTCATCCCGTCCAGCGACGCGTTCGCGGCGCTTGAGGACCGGTCGCTGTATGGCCGGAACCTTGAGCGGGCCCTGGTCGACGGGAACCTGCGGGCGATGGAGGGCAAGGCCCTCGACGCCGAGAGTGAGGCTCACTTCGAGCGGCTGGTGAAGCGGCACGCCAAGGGTGACTCGCGCTGGGCGCAGGGCATCCTGGCCCGTCAGCGGCCG